CTGAAATTCTTATTGTAAAATCGCCAAATCGAACGGCCAAATCCAAGAGAAGATTGCCAAGACTTTTAAGCGGAATTAAAACTGGTGTAAATATTCTAAGTACTGCTCCAAATCCTTCACCAACTGTTTTTAGTCCAGTAGCAATACCTTTTGCTGCTTCACGAATTTTTTCGTATTGGGATCCATCACCAGCTAAAGCTAATGTAAATTCCTTAAACTTTGTAGAAATATTTTTAAGCGCTTTACCAATTATTGGAGCACTAGTCTCCATGTCTTCGCCAAGACCAAATGCCTCACGAAAACCTAGTTTTATCGGTTCGAAGACCATTAGTAAATCGTAATATAGATTTGAAAAACCTTCAATTAACTCTTCTCTTCCACTAAGTCTACGCCATTCTTTAAACCAAGCATTTCGCTCTTCTCCACCAGAAGCGAATACATCCCATAACGTGTTTGCCAAATCTGTGAATACTTCTGTAGCTTCTGTTGCATCACCGATGATCAACTCAAAAGTGTTCATCCATCCGGTTGATACTGCATCCTTTACAGAATCTACTACGTCAGTCCAAGTTCTGGCTTGCTGGGCAGCTTTAAACGCTTTTATTCCAAAGCCATCAACTTGCCCGCCCATTTTTTCAATTATTTTTGATGTTGTTAAATATTTGCCTTGTTCTTCTAATCTTTGCTGTTCTTCATAAATTTTATTAACTGCTGACGAGTACTTATTAAAAGTTCCCATCATTACATCAGTATTCAGCCATCCAGTTCTGGACATAGCATCTGAAGTGAACATTTCGCTCATTGTAAAGACCTTGCCGTTCAAAGTCTTGTACATATTATCTCCAGCCTTTTTTACCTGTCCAAGTGCCACTGCTATATCAAGAGCTTGCTGACGAAACTCCTTATTATCCATTCCTGCATTTTGAACGGATCTCCAGTCATCGTATTTCAGTGCCCCCTTTGACATCGCCTGAGAAAGCTGATACATTGCTTGAGAAGCTTTTGTTGCGTTCTGACCAGATAAAGCCGCCCAGTTTGCAATACCCATCATAGCGTCAACAGACTCTTTGAGTCCCCGACCGGACGCTGTAAACTTACCAATATTATCGACCATATCAGTAAAGTTATATGAGGTTTCATCCGTGTACCAGTTTAAACGCTCCATCTGCTCATTGACTTCGTCCTGACTAAAACCTTGAGCCACCAACGTTGCAACTGATGTTGTTTTCTTCTCAAATTTATCCCACCCGGCCATAATATTATCGGTCGAGAGAGATTTTACTAATTTAACTCCTGCATCAGCGGCCTGTGAACCAATTCTTAACAAGGCGCCTACTGCAATGGTTTCTAATGCACTAAACTTTTCAGAAACACCTTCGACAGCAGTGCTCATGCCGCTCATATCAAAGCGACTAGCTTTAGTAGAAAGATCATCTAATCCTTTTCCAAAACCATCTAAATTTAATGCTTGTTTTAATCTATCTAATGTTGAGAGGCTGGTCTTTACTCCACTCTCGAATTGAGCATTGTCAAAGCGCATTTCTACTACGCGCTGATCAATCGAAGTACTCATTTAGTAACGACCTCCTCCCATGCCTTATTTGCTATTTCGTCGAAAAGAGGCTGCAATGCAGGATTAATGTAGTCTCTTCCCTGCACGTAGCCTCCATTTCTTGTTCCATGACCGTATTGTAATAAGACAGCTATGTTCAGTCCCTTATTAACATTCGTATTAGACCAAACAATTGAGACCGTTCCTTTACCTTCTTCGATGGAATATGTCCATGAGTCAGCTGTCTTACCAGTATCTTTTGGTGTTGCAGCTGCTAACGCTTTAACGCCTCTTTCTCCATAACTAGCTAGAATATCTTTATAGCTTCTATGCATTATTCTATCGAAAAACTTCTCAGTATTTTTAAAGTTGCCTTTATGTACAAAACTGATCATTTTGATCACTCTATCCTTTTGAGTGCATAGCAGCACGTCTTCTAGCATTCAACTCTTTATTTGATTCCATAATCTCTCGTTTACTTCTCTTTTCTGGCTTTTCTTGTTTCTTTTGACAAACTCTAATAAGAGTAATAAGTCGGTTAAGATGCCATTTTTGACACTCAAAAGGAATTCCAAGAGCTATCATGTCATAATAAAGAATTTCTGCTGTTATAGTTTCTTTTTTAGTACTGCTTTTCTTATTTTTATCTTCAGAAAACCAAGTAGCCGTCATCGGAGCATGGATATACTCTTCTACTTTTTTTATTTCAGAAATTGGAATTCTATAATAAACAGAAGGATCGGAAACTTTTGAAATTGTCATACAACGTATATAATCAATTGTTTCCTCATAATTACTAAGTCCGCCTCCTAGAAACGGTTTGCACCACTTGGATTCCCACTTAGAAAGAGAGATTAAAGAATGTTCCAGTTGTAAGGTTTCTGGCTTAGTAGTAGGAATAAATTCCTCTTTTTCAGCATCCCACATTTCATTTGCGGGAATCGTTATCTCTAGCATTCTTTGTCATCTCCATTATTATCTTATTTCATAGGAATGATGTTCTGAGCCTGAGGTGTTACCGGTCCATCAACCTGAGGAATTACGCCATTTACAAACTCAGAAGCTGCTTTCGCATCAGTCGCAAGTTCCATAAACAACTGAGAGTAAGCTTCCGTCTGTGAGAAAGCCTCACGAATCTCGTCATTCTTAATAAAACGTCTACCATCAAGAGACTTTTCACCATAAGACTTAAGAATAATTGATTTAAACAGTTCAATAATTCTTTTTGTGTCTGTAGTCTGAATAATCTTGTTGATGGTTTTCTCAAGACCACCATCGGTCATCATTTCCATTTCCATGACTTCCGCTTTCGTAAGGTTAAAGTAGAAGTCTTCGGTTCTTTCGTTTCCATCATAATCTGTATATGTAATCGTTTTCTTAATCATGTCGTGGTCATCTCCTTTAGTTTCTTTCCCAATAATAAACAGGGATCTCATCTCCTGAGTCCCATGTATCAAAGTAGTTTCCGTTCTTTACTGCAACGACGTGATCGCCAATTGCTAAAATATAAGTACCGACAGGGAAATCTATACAGAAGTCCCTCACGGTATAACAATAAGGACAGGTATTAGGAAGAAGGTGTTGTGTAAAGCCGATCCTCTCTAAATACCTGCCCCAGATGTAGTTTTTCCATTCGTAGTCTCCTTCATAAAGACCCATCAGGAAAAGCTCGATTCTTACAGTGTACCAACTCTTTCCGGTAGCAAGACAAATTGCTCTAATAACGCAATCGTCTGTACTCCTTCGTTTCGGGTTGGGATTGTATTCGATGAACATGATTATTTGTCACCAAATCTTTCAACCGGATAAAGTCTTTTTATCGATTCGACAATTGTTGCTGCTTCATCCAGTTGGTTTAACGGAGCTTTAAATTCCTCGCCCAGGTAATAGTTTTTAAGAACTCGTAAATATCCAATGAGTCTTTTGTTTTTATAGGCGAGGGATCTAACTTCCTCTTCTAATTCATCCATACCAAATTACCTAATAGCTGCTGAATAATAATCAACAATTCCCTTTTTAATAAAGAGAACAAAAGCTATTATCACAGCTAATGCAATAATAACTTTCATAAGATTCTCCCTTTAAGCTTCCCACTTTTTAACATAGTCAGCTTTTACAAACCCATAAATAGATCCATTAATTCGTACGTAAAACCATGGATCACCGTCTTTTGAATAGATTGCATCACAGACATCTACAGCATTACCATTTGCAAGCTGAGGCCATGATTTGATATTAGGGTATTCTGTACCAGCCCAGGTTCTTACATTAACAAGTGAATTAGGATCTTTTGTTGCAATTACTCCTACATAAGTAGGAACTTTATTTAATACTTTTCCACTGCCAGTTTGAACAGGAAGAACGTCATATTTTGGATGTCCACAAAAGATTTTGTCTTTATATAAACTAAGAAGATATCTTTTTGTATATACACCACCGCCATTTGGAATAACGCCTCTTGTAACTGATGTATTACCTTCATTTGTGGTAATCCAGTCACCATCAAAGTTTGTAATCATACCTACATGATAAATTCCGTTGATTGTGTTATTCCTTGTAAAGTAGATCTCGTCTCCAACTTTTGGTAGCTTATCAAGTCTTCCCTGCTTAGCAAAGAATGATGCTGAAGTTGGTGTATAATAAGAGTTAATGCCGCCATAAAGCATTTCGTTTGCTTTAGTCTTGCCGTATGCTTTTATAAAAAGCCACTTTTGATAAACATCACACCATGGCTGTCCTTGAAATGCAGGATAGCAATCACGCCAGTATTTGGTAAAATTGTTGTATCCAGCATTAGACGTCTTCATATCCAAACCGTAGTTTGATTTCTTTTCGAGGTAACCCTCTTCTTCTTTTGCAACAGATAGCACTCTGTCAACCGTACAAAGCATGGGAATTACCTCCTTTAAATATTCATCTTCCTTCTGCCAGTTTCATCTGTTTCACGAAGGCTTCGATAAGCACATCAAGTTCTTCTTCTGAAATAGAAAGACCTTTCTGAGAAAGCATTCTGTGTACATAATTAACAACAATGGTTTTCCTAGCTTCCCCTGATTCAGTTCCATGAACTTGCTGAGCCATCTGAACACCAGACTGAATGATTGTGAAAATCTGATCCATCTTGTGCTCGTCAATGGATGTTTTAAGCCAAGGAATAAGATATCTGGCAATAAGTAGGGAGACGATCATGACAACAAGCTTTAAAGCTTCAAATGTAATATCACTCAACCTTCGCCTCCTTTAAGATCAAAGAATTCGATTTCGTCTGCAGGTTCTTCTGGAATAGCTTCCTCTTTAGCTTCAACATTTTTAATGTTAAAAACTTTGATTACAACGCAGGATAAGATTTCTCCTCCAAATGCTGCATAAAAGCATGTTGTAAGAGTGGATCTCTCATATCCAAAAATTCCGCATAAAACCTGCTCAACAATTGTGTAAATAATCAGTGCTGTTACAGAAAAGATAAGATATTTATCTAGCTTATTAAGAGGCTTCTTTTCTTTCATAAGAACGATCCCTCTTCCTGGCACACCTTATAGCACCTCTCAATATTTGCAATTGAAAGAGCGGCTTTGTTATTCTTAAAACCCGGATGTGCTTCACAGAATTTCTCATATTTATCGCAATCTTCTAAACACTGATCGAATTCTTCTTGAGTATGTTTTTCATGATTGATGAGTTCTTTATTAAACCTTAGAAGTCTTGCTCTTCTTGTTATGGCTTCATTTTGATCAACTTTGTAATCTATCTTATCTACTTTGTCTGATACAGCCTCAAGCTTACTCATCAACTCTTTGTTTGACGCCTTGCGTTGAGACAGCCAGCTCCAAAAGCCAGTAGATGCGAAAATGGCCACAGCGAGCGGCAAAACAAGTGTAGTTAAAATCTCCAACGGAATATCCTCCCCGCAAAGCATAAGAAGACCTGTTAGATTCCAATATGCTCTTCAACCTTGGCTTCTTTCTTAGGTCTTCTCTCTTCCTTTGCTTTAGGAGCTTCTGTTTTCACTGATTTAGTAGACATCTCAACTTCATAAAGTCTGTTAAGAGCCACATCAATCCGGTCAAATCTTTCATCAACTCCATGAAGCTTAAGAAGAGCTGTAATCTGCTCTAAAATAGTCATAACTTTACCTTTCTTTTAAAGAAATAGGGAGAGCCTATAAAGACCCTCCCATAATTAATTAGTTATAACTAACCCTTAGGCAGCCGGATTCATGTAGATGGACATTGCAGAGTAAGGCTTAATAAGAGCACCACTCATGCGTGTCTCATACAGATACTTGTACTGGTTGTAATCAATATCGAAATCATCGAAGAAGCTTGTAGCACCTCCCTTGTCAGCACCAACGTTGTAGTCCTGAAGGTTAACGATGATACCAACGAGATCCTTCTGAGCAGTTGCCTGACCTTCCGTAATAGCGATCTTCTGACCATCCATAACATCAACCGGAATAAGTTCCTTAACCCTAAGAGCTGCAGCAAGAGAAGCCTCAGTCTCATAGATTCTCCTGCCCATGCCATCCTTCAGGATCAGCATCTGACCAAGGAAGTCCTCATTAATGAAGAAGGACGGATTGCCAGAACCCTTATAGAGCTTTCTGGAAAGGATGACTGCATCGATGATGGCAGAAGCCTTAACAGCATCAGTTGCGTTAGCCGCGACGTTAACCGGAACCTTAACAGTATAAACATCCGCGTCGTTATAGATAGGACGAACGTTAGCTTCTTTGATCTTGTCATTGCCAGCCGCACGACCATCGCCAATAAGGATAGCACGGGCAATCTCAGCCTTCAGCATGATCTGCATCTCAGCCTTCAGCCATGCAACAACATCGAAATCTGTAATGTCAAGAATATCGTCTCTGTCGAGCTTCTGCTTCTTGTAGATAGTCTGAGGGGTTGTCTCTCTCTGAAGAGCCTCGATAACTTCCTCAACCTTCAGATTGCCCTTCACATAACCGCGGGCACGAGCATCAGCGCCAGTAATATCAGCGAACAGGCTCTTAACACGGCTGAAAGGTGTGTGGTGCGTGCCATTGATAACCTTGTTAACCCAGTCCTGGTTATTGGAGATCAGCTCAGGCTGGTTGCCAATCATACGAGCATCCGGGAACAGATAATCGATGTTAGCAACACCGTATGTAATTGACTGGTCATTATGATCAGTAATAGCATGAGCAAGAACGCCACCTTCCTGGCAGCTCATCTCGACAGCTCTCTTCAGGGATCCAACGCTCTTAGCCAGCTCGATAACAGCGGCCTGATCAGCATGAGAGATCACGGGTGTCTCAACATCATAAGTATCAAATGCATTGTGTTTCATTTCTTTATCTTCCTCCTCATCGGAATCATTCTTTTTGTTCTGAGAAACCGCCATGCCAACAAGTGCTTCTACGGCTTTTCTCTGTTTAGAATTAAGTGTGTCAATAACATCGCCGATGGTTTCTTCAGAATCATCTTTGTCATCCTCTTCATCAGCTTTGTCGTCTTCTGCCTCGTCAGCATGCTTCATGGACTCATCTTTCTTTTCAGACAGTGCCATTCCAATAAGTGCTTCGACAGCTTTTCTCTGTTTAGGACTAAGAGTGTCAATTACATCTCCGATAGTCTCTTCAGAATCTTCTTTGTCATCGTCCTCATCAGCCTCTTCCGGCTCATCAGCTTCGTCAGCGTGTTTTATATCTTTCTGACCTTTCTGATCTTCCAGCATCTGCTGAATAAGAAGTCCGACAGCGGCTTTCTGCTCTTTTGTAAGAGTCTCAAGCACTTCTCCCACTGTCTTATCTTCTTTGTCCATGTTTTCCTCTTTCTTATCATCGTCCGACTCGTCGGCATGATAAAAATAAAGACCGTCATCATCCGCATGGAAGATTTCGGCCTCGTCTTCAATAACTTCACCGTGCATCAGCACGTTATCAATGAATGCCCCAGGATTAGCTCCAGCAAGTACAAGACTTACTTCTCTAATCGTTCCATGAATCACATCACACGGAGGATTCTTGGATGACTGGATCAGCTGGTTTGCGTAAATGGAAAGTGACTTAATATCACCATGTCTAACCAGCTCTTTTGCTTCACGTCCTTTCTCAGAATCGTTGAAGGAGCAGTATGCGTACACACCATCCTCTCTGTTCTCAAGAAGAGCGTGACCAAGTACTTCAGAAGGATCGTTGTGTCTATGATTCCAAACAAGCGGAACCTCCAGACCGTCACATCCTCTAAAGGCGTCTTTCTTAATGGTCCTTCCATCAGAGCAGCGCATATCTGTTTTTGTTGCCCATCCGGAGAAGTCCCATCTGTTTTTATTAGACATTTTGATCATCTCCTATAAACTATTGATTAACTTCTCGATATCTTCAAACGAAGCAGTTGCTGGATCTACACTAGAGAACTTACCAGGAGATTCATCAACTTCAGAAGCAATCTCATTTTCGGCATCTTCCATAGCGCCAGTATCTTCAGCTACTTGTTCTTCCATTTTCAGCTCTTCAGTATTCTGATTTAAGTTAGAGTTACGAAGTTCATCTGCCTTGGGATCATCAGACGGAAGAAGTCCGATCTTTACTCTAAACTCGTTAGAAGTCATGATTTCATTCCTGGTAAACTTATCTGCCATTTCAGCAACCTGGCTTACCGGAACGAGCTTAAACGGATCTCTGAAATATCTAATAGCCTGTCCTTGCGATCTTGCAGTAATAGTGAGGAACTTCCTCTCAAACTCCTGTGTAATCGCAGCACAAATAGGCTCTATGGTACGATTGTTATAGTTAATCATGGTCTGTTCGTCAGCGGTTCCATCAAAAATGGTAGCCGTCAGACCAAGTTGGTTATACAGCTGCTCTGACAATTCTTTAACCTGCTGCCAGAGATTATTCTCAAGTGGTCTATTAAGCTGTATGATTCTTTCCGTTCCATCAGCATAAGCAACTCCGTATTTAGAGTTCATAAGCTGATCTTCCATTTCATCCCTACGTCTTTTAGCCTCTGCTTTTCTTAGCTCTGACTTAATTACATAAGGAAGCTGAATAATCATGTTAAGCTTATTAGAAGCATTCGCATCGTTATAAGCATCAAGCTGTTTAAGAGCTCTAAGGAGTCGTTGAAGAGTCGAGTTTGGCTCATTCATGATGGAAAAGAAAGGATTTTCGATGATAGCGCATAAGGACTTGGGGACTATTATTTCCTCTCTTCGTCCTGTTCTATCATTGTAAATATTGACTTTGACAGCAGCTGGGAACCATTCAACAACCTTACCCGTACGAAGCGTATAGACTCTTGCCTCGCTCACTTTAGTTCTTGTCTGGTTAACATCACAATCTACTGGCACGACTGCTACGCAGCCTTCGTCAAACATAGATTGAACGATGTCTTGTATGAAAGCTCTTGATGTCTGATCTATGTTTGCTTCATACTTAAGACAATCGTTCAGATACGAATTAACGTCTTCTTTGTAGGTACCCCTTTCATCAACTCTCACGTGCTTAAACTCAATCTGCGCTACATCTACTGAAATTCGGTTGTACACAGATGCTATAATTGTTTGAGCATTATTTCGTGTGAATTGCATTCTATCTGGTCTATATGGGGTACCCATTCCATACGCCCAGTCGTATCCATTATTAATCGGCTTCATTCCCGTAGGATCTCTACCGAAGAAGGCATTCCAGCTCTTCCTAAATCGGTCTAATATCGTTGGCATTGGAATACCTCCTAGTTACTTTTTCTTGTTTTTGTTTTTATTCTTGTTATAAACGTCGCGATTAGCTGCTGTTTCTTGGTAACGTCTTGTCGCCTCATCTAAAGCAGCATTAGCCTGACGATCTTCTCCAAATGTATTCTTTCTGTCTGTTCTCTTAGGCTTTGTATTAGATGATTTTGAGCGTGTTGAAGATTTTATAGTAGGTGCAGAAGCCGGTGCTGATTTACTAGAACCGCCAGATTTCTTTCTAAGATCCATTACATATTTATAATCGTCAGAGTTCTTAGTGTTAATCTTCTGCTCCTTAGCAATAGAAGTCTGTGTAGCAAGATCTTTCTTAAGCTTTTCAACCTGTTCCGGAGAAAGTTTTCCTTCGTTTGCTTTAAGATAATCATTTACAGTCTTTGTAAGTTCTGCAATATTCTTATCTACCTGAGCGTTATGAGCTTCGATATTTTTCTTTTCTTCATCAGTAAGCTCATCAGACCAATCATCGTCGTTCTCGTAATCTTCTTCGTTCTCACCAGTTGTATTGTCTTTTTTAGCTTTGTAACCAACACCAGCTCCACCGAAGTCTCTTACGCCACCATCCTTATTCTTTCTATTAGCAAGGATTTCTGCTTTATGTTTTTCGTAATAATCGTGATTATAGTCCGAAGGATTCTTACCACTGGACCAATCGTATTTACTATCTTCTTTATGGGAGATGTAATCTCGCCAATCGTTGTTACTATATAAACCCATTTTGTATATCATCTCCTTTGGTGCTATAATCTCTCTATAAACCAACTTAAGGAGGGCCGTATTTTGATCACGATGCTTAATCTTAAATGCCCAAACTGTGGAGGAGAGTTACAAGTAGAATCGGATAGAGAATTTTGTTTTTGTCAGTACTGTGGAACAAAGATTCTTTTATCAGATGAGAATAAGAAAACAATTAACATTAATAAGAATGTTACTTATACAACTGTTAATGAAGCAGATAAACTTAGAGCTGAGAATGAAAGACTCAAACTAGAAAACGATATTTATAAAGAACGCGAAAACGAAAAATTTACTATTAAATTTTCTAAAATCGCACTAATTATTGGTCCAATTTTAGCAATAATTTGTGTAGGACTTGCAATGTCTGGATTTGATCTAGGACCATTGTCGTCTATCATCGGCTTACTCGGAATGATTGGACTTGCTTTAAGTATGTTCGGTTTATCTGTAATAGTTAAAAAGATACAAAAATAGTTTTATTCAAAAGCATCTTTATTAAGTTTATAAGCAACAAAGGCATCCATTGTAGAAGCTACAGCATCAATCTTTGCCTCGTAGTTTTTCTTCATTAGTTTCTTACCGCCGTTTGTATCAGTAAGCACTATGGCGTTTCCCATTGTAAATGACATTAATTGTTCATCAAATATCAGCATCCGTTCTTCTGCGAGCTTTTTAAGTTCTGTAAGAGGAACGGATTCTGTTTTAACGCCCTGTATAACTTTCTCTACACCGAACTGTCCATTTTCCAATTCCCATCTATTTACAAATTCTTTTGCGTTATACGGATCGTATCCAAAGCATCTGACATCGTATGCTCTCTGCTGGATTATTCTATCTAGGTCGTCGTAGACATCATTAATGTCCAGAATAGTTCCCGGCAATATAAATAAACTTTCTTCAGCTATAAACTCTTCATACTTTTGTTTCATAGCCGCAGGAAGTTTTTGATGTGTAAACTCTGTTATGTAGTTAACTGTTTTAATACCGAATCTTCCGCCAGATAATGGAAATAGAAATGAGAAAGAACAGAAGTCACCGCCTTGAGATAAGTCTGCCCCAAGAGCACACGGCATCTGCCAATAATCCCTCTTATTATGTGGTATAGTTTCTTCATAAGTAAAGAAATATGTATATCCTTCACAAGGAATACCAAATCTTTTCGCTATAATATCATTCTTAGATGCTGGAGCCATTTCAGCTCGTTCCACATCATCCTGATAAGTCTCGTAAGAAACGGTCTTTCCAATATTTGGTTGAGCTTTTACCCACATTTCAGGCTGTGAAACTTCATTAATATCATCAAGCTTATACCACCAGATAGAATTTTTTCTTATTGTATTCTTGTGAGTATCTCTTCCTTTATCATCTACTTCCCAGTAGTCACTTTTTAAAATATCAGTAAGCTCAAGCTTTATAGTGTCACCAGTACCGTTTCGAACCGTACCTTCTGAGCTTGTTGCGATGATAATGTAGTCATCAAGACCACCTTTAGCAGCACCCTGTTCTAGAGCGCCAACCGGAGACTCTTTAATATCACCAGAGAGCCATTCATCAATAGTTGCAACTTTACATCTAAGACCCTGAAGTTTATCAATTGACATCGGTCTTATCTCGATGATAGAGTTTGTAAGAAAGTTCTCTATTCCTTTCTTTGTTGATGCGAGTTTGCATCTATTTGCTTTAGATCCAGTTGTATTGTTAATAGAACCTTCTGTTAAGAATTTGAACAGTGGTCCTTTAGCTCTTGTTATAGCAGTCTTTATTGGAGAAATAACTTCTTCAGCCTGCTTCATTGTAGGAGCTGTAGTAACTTGATGAGTCGTTGCGGGGTCTATGTTAAGAAAATATGCCTGAATATTACTTGCATACATAGATTTAGCGCCGCCTCTTGCAACAATTAAATATTGTTTATTCCTAAGGCGCTTTTTAATCTTTCTTCTTACATATCCTTTAACTCTTGGATCGTAAATATTTCTTTCTGTGAATTTATACCAACCAAGAAGATCTTCTCCCCAAAGTTTAAAAGTATCTAATAGGTATAGATCCTCACCATCAGTAAGGCAAAGCTCATTTTCACAGTATTTGATCCAACCTTCTACTGCCTGATCGTCATAATAAACTTCCGGATCACGTATTAGGTCGTCTACATGATTCATTTGCATAGAGACTTCTCTATTTACAGGAATTTCTCCAGCTAGAACTTTGCGCCTAAATTCGCCATAATAGCGAGGCGTTGCGGTATTTGATAGCATAGTCCCTTCACCTCGCTATTTAGTTGTTTTATTTAGCCACCGAAACGTCTAGATCTATCATAATTCTGATCAGTACGTTCTCTACCTTCTTCTTTAACATCCCAGTTCTCTAATACTTTCTGAGTGTTAGCTTGTCTTTTCTCAAACGTATCCTGAATTCCTCTAAAATAGTCTATTGCCTGCTGTTTTTCTTTGTTATCCATTTGGCGTTGTTTTTGTTCCGCTGCAAGTTTAGCAACGTTACTATTATAAAGTTCTTCCTGGGCTTTTCTCTCAGCCTCTTTACGCTCTTTTTCAGAAGGCTCTTTAGGTTTGTTTTCTTTTTGCTCTTTTGGTTGATTATCCTGTTTTGGCTGTTGCTGTTTTTGCTGATTTTGAGCATTATTGGAAGAATTGCTGTTCGGTTTGTTTTCTTCTGGATGAAGCATCTTCTCAAGAGCGTTAATTGAATTAATTCTCTTTACAGCGCCGCCAAGCTCTTCATTTGTTGCCACACTCTGAACCTGGAGAATCTTATCAACATCACCAGACTTAATTGCTTTATCAACAAGATCTTTGCGTTTTTTCTCAACTTCTGCTTTCTTATCGTCAGCCATCTTTTTAGCTCTATCTGCGGCTGTACCGTCCAAAACAGGAAGCGGTGGATCCTGAAACTTATTGTAGATCTTAGCGATCTTGTTATAAGCATTAATTCCGTTTGTAACCGTTGTGGCTGCTTTATCAAGTTTACCGATTGCACCGTCAATTTTATCCTGGATAGTCGGAGGAGTAGGAACTCTGCTATTTACTTGCTGCATAAGATTCATTCTATTAACAGCTTCCTGAAGTTCCTGAGTTGTGAGCTGAGAAGCGTTTTCCTGTATTGTTTTAGCATCTGCAGAGTTAATAACAGCTTTTTTATCAAGAGGTTTCTTTTCTTCCTCTTTTTTCTCGGCATTTTGAGCAGGCTTAGATTCTTTTCTTGCTGCTATTTCTGCTTTTGCTTTCTCAGTTGCAGCCTTAATCTTCTCAGTAGCACCTTCCAAAGACTGTCTCCAACCAGCTTTCTTCTCAGCTGCAGAATGATCCGAGGCGTCTAGAGGATAAGGAGGTCCCTGTTTACGTCCCCACTTTTGTCCCAAGACGCCATGATGCTCTAATGAATCAATGTATTCGTTATACGTTTGGAGATCGTTCTCCGAAATAGTTAAATCAGTCATATACGACCTCCTAGAAAATGTTAAATTAGTGTTTCTTCATGTATTCAGAAAACTCATTCATAGCCATTTTTCCGGCATCAACAAATTTATCAACCTTGCCTATCGGTGTCTTATAATGCTTAGATAATTCTTTCTCGTATTTTTGTCTATCTCTTGCTACTTCACTTTTTGAAAACTCGTCATCGTACTGTCCAAATATTTTATTCGTTCTTTCGTAATCTTTTTTAGCAGATTTCACGCGATATTTACTAGTAACGCCGAGTTTGTCTTGAGTATCCCAAATTGTTTCGGACACCTTATTATCAACAGCATCGATAGCTCTCTTTGCAGTTTTTGCTGCACCATCATCGATTATTTTAGCTAATGAACCATTCTTTTCGTAGTTTTCTCTGGCTTCAAATGCTTTTGAACTAGCAGCTTTATGCTTGTCAAGAACCTGGTAATACTCATCATACAGCTTCTGAAGTTCTTTCTTCTGTTGTGGCGTTAAATCACCTTTGTAACTATTTATTTGCTGTGCTAGATCACTCAGCTGTTTATCTACTTCTTTAAATTCAGATTCGGCATCTTCTAATTGCTTCTTATCATCGAAACCAAGAGCATCTGAAACATTCTCTTTATACTTCTTCCACTTTTCTTTATGTTCCTGGTAATATTTCTGGTTATAAGCTTTTTCAGCAGCCTTCTGTTCTGGTTTCTTGCCCCAAGAGTGTTCCAGATAATCTCTATAGTCATTTTGAGAATACATATTAATTACCCCGCTGCTGAGGATGACGACGCGTTCATCTTCTCAGCTTGTACATTTATCCGCCATGTAAGTTCATCTAATTGCTGTTTCATAGATTGCACGGCGAAAGAATTCTGAGGCGGATCAAAACCAAGCCGGACATAAATATGGACATACTGAATTACAAAATTAAGAATTCTTTTTCCATTTAAGAATTCATCCCAAGTTGTAGAGCTGTCCTCAATTGCAAATCCGTCATCTGGACCAATTCCAAGTTGAGACAAAGTAGAGAAGGCGGAATTAATAAGCATAATGAGCTGATTGTTAAAAGAGTCATACTCTGGAACAATTCCCATTGCTGCTTTTGTAGACTCTAAGATACTCTCTGTTACATTTACAGCCATTTATTCCTCCTTTCTTAAAGTCTCCACGGAGCTTGATCAAATGGTTTACGCTCAATTGGTTTGGACGGGATTAGTAGTGAAGCGTCTCCATAATGAACTGCGTTGTGTGTATTGAATGAGATTGAGATGAGGTTTTCCGGATCGAATAAGAAATCTCTACGCTGTAAAATATCATCTACAGTAATTGGATTGATGTGATGAACATAGATCTTTGTATTAATAGGTCTATCCGGATGAGCAAGATCACAGCCTTCATCTCTTGCTATGACATCTCGTCTTGCTCTTTTCCATTCCGGAGTCCCGTAAAAGATTTGATTCAAATATCTTGAGGAACCGAATGTCTCCATTCCAACTCCGCCAGATAGTTTTAAATACTCAAATCTTTCTTCGAAAGTTGGAAGGGAGATACATTCAGAATAAGTTTTCATTTGTTCTTTCTGTATTCGTAAGGCTGATAGGAATAAGGATCGTCGAGGTATTTTTCGTACTCTGATATATACCGTTTGTTATCCCATTCGCCATTGGGATTTGATCTTTCTAAGAATTCCATATCGTATTGATCTTTTTCTTTAGCGTTCTTGAGAAGTCGATCTTTATTATCTTTATAATACTGTCTAGTCTCAGCCGCCGCCTTTGCGTATTTTTCATCTGCTTCACGATTCAGTTTGTCATGTTCTTCATCGGTTTTAGCTTTATTAGCTTTTTCTACGTCTTTCTCGAATTGCTGTTTTGCTTTAGAAACTGATCCACCAAATTCGTCATCAATTTCCTTCATACGTTTGTCGTAATCGGACTTTGCCTGCTTTTTAGATTCACTTCTTTCGGCTTCTGTTTTGGCGTTGATAACTTTATTGTAGTCGTCTTTGAACTGTTTCTCAGCAGCCTTCTGAGCTTCTTCTTTTGTAGAATACTTTTTCTGTTGTTCTTCAGATTCCTTCGTTTCGCGTTCTTTTGAAACTTTCTTATCGAAATCTGCAAGTCTCTTATCTCCAATTTTCTGAAGAGCAGACTCAAAAGCTTTTGCTCCACCAGCGACGGCTCCGGCTGTGATTCCAACTTGTAAATGTGGAACTATAAATCCGGATGTAAGAGTAATAGCGGCACTAGCTCCAACACCAGCAGCACCGCCAACAATTCCTCCGACTACTTTACCAACTTTTTTAGCGGTTTCTGTTTGCTTAATAATAGAACTTCTCTTAGCTTTTCCATTATCGTTAAGATCACCATTAGCATTTGTATAAGATTTTTTAAGTCTATGCCCAGTAGACACAGATGAATCTAACGGATAAGGTGGTCCATTATGTTTGCCCCACTTCTGGCCTAAAACACCATGATGATAAAGTTCGTAATTTCTAAAATCATTCTGACTATAAACTGTCTGTTCCATGGTAATTTCTCCAAAAAAAAAACAGCCAACATATAGTCAGCTGAAAAACTAATTTAATCTGTTTCTTTTAAGTTTTTAATTTCTTCTCTAACTTTTGCAAAGGAATCATCAAAACGTCCTTTTTTTTCTTCTTTATCTATGAATTCTTTAAAATCTTTTTCTTCTTTTCTTTTGAAAATGTCTATTAGAGTTTTCATAGTAATATCTTCTTCCCCTTCTTATTAAGTTCTCTATTTACATCATTATAGTTTTTTCGTATTTCACTATACGGAACTTTTCTAACCCATCCAACTTCCTTAAGAGCTTCGTTTGCTCTAAAGAATATTACCGGATCATGAGCTTCATTGTAAATTCCTTGGTTATTATCGTCAACCATGGCATCAAACTTTGTAGCCATAATATCTGCATATTTCTTTGTAGTTTTAAACGCAGAAATATTTTCCATTGCGATGTTTAAAAGTACATATGAGTCCTCGAAATCTTTTTGAGTTTTAAGATTTTTAAGATCCACCTGTCCAGCGCCTTTGTAGTTGTCTATTTTAGATAATCCAGATCTATTTATATGGTTCTGAACGTTTTCCAAATCTTTGACAACTTGCTTTTTATTCTCCTCGTAAAGTTTAACATACTCATCCAAACGTTCTTTCTTTGTTGGCATCTTAAGATCTTTTACAACTTCATAGGAATGCTCATAAATCTTAGAGCTTCTATATCTTTGTAAAAAAGTCGCATATGCACCCTTATAAACTTTACTATCCCAACTATCATTTGGATTGTAGGTATAGAGCCAACGATCAGATTTAGTTTTGCCAAGTTTGGATTTATTTACACTGACACTATTTACTCTTGTGCCTTTACGCATTACTTTATTTTCAATAGGATAAGGTGGACCATTACGAACGCCCCACTGTTGTCCTTTCACACCATGGTGAGCAAGAAACTCTTCCAAATAACTATTAGTATTCATCGTCAATCTGGCTCCCTAAACCTGCGTAGGATCTCATTGCCTCGATTGCATCGTTATAAAGTTGCTCAACGCGCTTTGCAGATTCCAATGCTTCTGTCTTTGCGTCTTTCAAAGCAATTTCTTTCTCCATAAGCTGCTTCTCGTAGCGTTCTCTTGCGGATCCCATCTTTAAAAAGTGTACTGTTTCAGCTGAAGAGGCCGTCCCTTCCTTAAGTCTCTTTGCTACAAGCTCATAAGCCATTGCAATACACTCATTCTCCATACCTTCCGCAGTAGTTGCAGAAAGGACTGGACCTGTATCTTCATAGTTCGTGGTGTGTTTCATGTAAGTTCTCATCTCCTTTCAGCTACTTTTCAACCATTATTTAGAGGCATAGAAAGGCCTGAAAAACTGCTGAAGGGGTGAGCAGCGAAAGGAGATCCATTTTAGTAATATCCACCACGACAAATACTTAAAAGGAGGTTTCTATGCCCCTAAATAAGAGTTGAAAAGTAATCTCCGTAAGTGTTGTCGGAGTAAAATATCATTTCAGAAAATATCCCCCGGAGAAAATTTGAAG